AGAGGAATTATTTCAAAAAGAGTTAGCATACCAACAAGCATTAGCAAATGAGAAAAGTGGAATAGTGAGACTTGAGAAACAGATAGCAGCAGAGCAATATGCATTGCAAAGAGAAAACTTAGCGGCAAGATTAAAACTAATCCAAGCGCAGGGTGGAGATGAAGTAGCTACATTAATAGAAATAGAGAAGAACAAACGAGATGCACAGTTAGCCGAAACAAGTTTAAGTGAGTTGGAGCGTCAAGCTATTATAGCGGAAAGCGAAAAGAAGATAGCGGACTTAAAGTTAAAGGGATTAGAAGAAGAAGAGCAACAAAGAAAAGAAGCATTAGAAAATGAGATAGCAGATTTAGACTATAACAAGTTTAGAGAGTTAGAACAAACCAATCTAACCGCTGAACAAAAATTGGCAATTGAAAAAAAATACCAACAACAAAAAGCGCAGTTAGAATTAGAGTCATTAACTAATCAAGCTAATTTAATTAAAGCAGAATTAGAGGGATTAACTGCCGATGCTGGTGGTGGTCTTATTGAACCATTAACACCTGAAGAGGAAGCAACTCTCAAAAAGCAACTTAACGAGATTAATGCCAAAATGCAAGAACTACAAACTACTGTTCAAGGCAATGCGGAGGAAGGACTTAAAGGTTTAAACTTAATGGAAGGCTTAGGTTTAGATGAAGAAGGGCGAGAAAAGTTAAACGCTTCATTAGGCGAAGTTTCAAATATTTTAACTAACGTAGGTAATTTAATGACTACAATTACTGAGCGTAATAAACAAAAAATACAAGAGCAAGTAGAAGCAGGAGTATTAAGTCAAGAACAAGCAGATAAAAAACTTGAGAAAATAGAAAAAAGAGCATTTAAACGGCAGAAAGCTATGCAAATAAGTATGGCTATTGTTAATACGGCTCAAGCGGTGTTAAAGACATTAGCTGAAACTACCGATTTTACACCAGTACAAGCATTAAGAACTGCAAACGCTATCGCTATTGGTGCTTTGGGTGCTGCTCAAGTAGCTACAATCGCAGCGCAAAAGTTTCAAGATGGTGGACTTATTCAAGGGGAATCTCACGCTAAAGGTGGAGTGCCTTTTAGTGTAGCTGGTCGAGGTGGATTTGAGGCAGAAGGTGGAGAGTACATTGTGAAGAAAAGCACAGTTGATAGCTACGGAGTTGATTTTATGAACGCTTTGAATAATATGAAAGTGCCTAAGATGTTTGCAGAGGGTGGCTATATTGCGCCTACACCTACTGGTACGATAAGTGAGCAGGTGAGCAGAGGGGTTAGCGAGTTAGTCAGCGTGAACGAGAACAGACAACTGCAAGTAATTAACGTTGAGCAGGATTTTACTAAACTACAAACAAAGGTTTCAAATGTTGAACAAGCGAGAACATATTAACGAGGCGTTAGATTTAGCCGACAAGGGTTTATATCACAAGGACAGAATTAAAGAAGTGATTAAGGCAGATTTCTACAATCAAAATACTGGGAGAATTAGCGTTATGGACTTGAGGAATAAGCTATCAAGAAAGTATGGCGTATCGCTTCAAACTATTTATAACATAACCAACAGATAATTTACAAAAATTATAATTATAACGTATTAAATTTACGAGATATGAAAGTAACACCATTCTTAAACATAAAGAAAACCGATAACGTCGCAGATATTGAGATATTTGGCGATATAGGTTATAATGTTTGGGCAGATACTTATGAAGAGTACAAAGCCAATACAAGCGAACAGAAAGCAGAGGAGATAAAAGCACTCCAAAATTTAGGTGTTGATGTAATCAATGTAACTTTGGAGAGTTTAGGCGGTGATGTTAGTCACGCTTTAGCTATTTATTCGTTATTGAAAAATAGCGGTGCAACAATTAACACATATTATAGAGGTGTAAACGCTTCGGCTTCTACTATTATAGGAAGTGCAGCTACCAGCGTTAAGAACATTTACATGGATAATACTGGTTTGTTCCTCGTTCATAAGGTTATGAGTTACGTTGAGGGCAACGAGAATGATATGCAGGATATGATTAACGACCTTGAAAAATGGCAGGGTGCAATCAATCAAGTGTATTTAAACTTGGGGGTAGAAAAAGAGGTAATAGCGGAGTTGATGGAACGCAACGGAGGACACGGAGAATACCTAAACTTTAAAGAGGCGAAAAAATACGGATTTGTAGGCAAGGAGTGGGAAACTAAAAAAGTGGCTAACTACTCTCGTGATACATTCGTAGAAAAAGAATTATTAGTACCTAATTTTATAAATCAAAAAGAAGAAAAAATGGAAGAAACAACACCAGTTGTGACTGAAGAAAAAACTTTGCTTCAAAAGATTTGGAACAAAATCTCTAACGAGACTGAGCCAACTGCTGAGAACGAAGTGGATAACGAAGTTACACCAGAAGAACAAACGGCAATAGTAGATGAAGTAATGCAGATACTTGAGCCGAGATTAGTAGCTTTAGAAGAGGCTATGGCTGAATTAATGCCTAAAGAAGAAGAAGAAGACGCAGAAGAGCAGCCAATGGAGGAAGAAATGGTAGAGGACAAAAAAGAAAACTTGAGCGAGGTTATCAAAAACGAAATCGCTGAAGCTTTCAAAAACTTTGTAGAGCCAACTCCAACAAAATCAAACAAGACTAACTCGGTAGATGAGCCGACTTGGAAACAACATTTAAATAACTTTCAAAATTTCATTAAATAATGGCAACACCAACAATTTCACCAAACACTTATGCTGGTAAGGATTTAGAAGGCATAATAGCACAGTCGGTACTACGAGGTAGAACGATTGAAAACGGATTAATTTCAGTACATACTGATATTGATTCAAGAGCGGTAGTTAAGACTATGGCTAACACAATTAACGTACAAGATTCTGTCGCAGCTTTTAATAGCGCAGGTTCTTTAACTTTGGGCGAGAAATACCTTGACCCGAAGAAATTTATGGAAGCAGTTGAGTATGATTACCAATCATTGAATGGTACTTGGTACGCAAGTCAGCAGCCAAGAGGACGTGGTGGCGATTTCGTTCCACCTGCAACTATCGAAGAGGCTTTAATTGAGCAACAAGCTTTGATTCGTTCAAAGTTCATCGACGCTTCTATTTGGAGAGGTAGTGTAGCTGCTGGTCAATTATCTAAAATCACAGTTTCAGCATCTTCTAACGTAGTAACTGGTTTGATTCCTTTGATGGAGGCTGGTAGCGATGTAAGCAAATTAGATTCTGATAAAGTAGCGGTAACGGCTTTCACTAAAGCATCTCCAGCAGTTTTAACAGTAGCTTCTACATCTAACTTGCAGACTGGCGACGTAGTTACTTTTTCTTCAATGGTAGGCTCTTCTGGAACTGATTGGAGTGATTTAGATGGTGCTTCTTATGCTATCACAGTATTGAGCGCAACTACTTTCTCTATCGCTTTAGATACAAGCGGATTTACTGGAACTTTCACAAGTGGTAACATCAACTACATCAACGCTTCTAACGCTTTAGCAGTATTAACAAGCGTATACAACGGATTGAGCGAGTCAGTAGAAGATGACCCAGATTTCTATATCTTCGGTAACAAAGGTTTAGGCAAAGCTTATTCTTTGGCTCAAGCAGCAGCAGCAAATGGTGCAGGGTCTTACTACATCGGTGCTAAAGAATTGGATTTCTTGGGTAACAGATTGGCTATTTTGCCTTTCGTATCTGCAAACACAATCGTAGCAGCTAACGTATCTAACCTACACTTTGGAACTGCTTTAGATGCAGAGTGGAATAACGTATCTATCTTACCTCAGTACGAAGTGACTGGAGACAGAACAGTGCGTTACAGATGTGACTATGCTTTTGATGTTAACTACACCAACGGCGAAGACATCGTTTTATTCCGATAGTATTAAATTTATAAAGGGGGTGTTAATTCACTCCCTTTTAACAACAAAAAAAATAATTATAAAATGGCAGCAAATTTAAGTTTAGCAGCAGTAGCAGGGTCAAACTGCCCAAGAACGGCGGGAGTCAAAGAACTCTATACCATTCCAGTTGCAGATATTACAAGCATCACATTAGGAAGTGACCACGACATCACAGACATCGTGTTTGCTTCGGCTGGTGTTGGTTTTGGTAAAATCAATTTCAAGCGTGGAGAATGTGAAGTAACTGAAGCAATGGAAAGAAGTAATCAAGTAGAGGTAAACTTTGCAGTAGCTAACCCAACAAGCACTCAACGTAAAGAATTACAAGCAATCAAAGATTCTTGTGAGCAGTATATGGTAGCACGTTTGTACGATGGTGACAGACTATTGTTTATTGGTTACGATGAGGAGTTTGCAGATGAGGCATTCGCAGCGTTTATGAGTGCAGAGTCTACAAGTGGTAGAGCGAAAGCAGACGACAACTTATTCTCATTCACTATGATGGCAGAGCAGGGCGAGTTCTTACGAGTATTGAGTGGTATTAGCGGAGCAACTGTTCCAGCTACAACTGTTCCAGCAATCGTAGCAGAATTAGTAGCAGCAACATCTGTATAATATGTGGGTTTTTAAGAAGAAGTATAAAGGGCAAAAAATTGGTGTCAAGGGTTTTGGTATCCTTGACACTAACACCCTTTCAGCGGAGTTAATATACAAGTATAGCTTATTGCCACAATTTACCAAACTGATAAGATTTATCGAACGTGCAGAAGAAAATAAAAAACCATCCAAGAAAAAGTCAGCAAAGCAGCTTTCAAGTAACGAATAACGTAATTCAGTTACCCGACTACACAGATAAGCAGAAGATAGTTACCAAACAAGGTTTAAGAATTGTTAGCACAGTTGACAATAATTTATTTCCGCAAAAGGTATCTA